CACGCGATGGAAAATGGATTAGAGATTCCAAGCTCATGCGGTGTCCTGTAAGGAACATCGTCTGCGGTTGCGTCAATGCGTGCGAACGCACTGACCTCGCCACGGACGGTTGTCCGGAGGGTACCACCGTACTCGCCCAGCCAGTTAGGCTGATCGTATTGCTGGATGTACTGCTCAGTGAGAGCCTTCTTACCTGTTGCCAGGTAATAGAGCCACTCATCCGAGCCGGCTAATGCAAGTTTCTCTGTCACGGCAAGGACTTCGTCTACCAACGGTTTCACACCGTATTGGTATTCTAGCCAAGCGTTAGGAGTCCTGCGCCAATTAAGCCCAAGGGCTTTCTTGACACCGCGCCAGTCACGACGTCGAGCTGACGTCACGGCTTTAGCCACACTTTTTATGTGGCGGGAGAACATGTTGATCGCTTCATCGCGTTCGGCAAAGCTCTGGGCTAAACTTGCGTTTTCACCCATTACCATGCTTAAAGCTTTGTTGTAAGCAACCTCCCCCAACGCATCGGCTTTCGCCTTTGCGTCTCGAAGCCAGAAGTTGTATGCACTGATACTAGTGTGTGGCCACCGATCGTAATGATCGGAGAATCCATACATTTCATAGGCAGCCTTACCCGTAATCAAGGGGTAAAAATGGCAGTCAGTTACCTCACGGTAATAACTGGTAGGGGGTCTAAATAGAAGACGACCTTGAGGGCCGTATTCCCACGTAGACCGAGAACTACGCCGCACGTTAGTGCGGAGACGAGTGTCCCATGATCCACCTGACTCGAAGTAGCCACCACCGGACGAATAAATCCGTTCGGTGCTGCCACGTGATTCAGGAAGGACTTCAGACATATCGTAATCCATTGCATATCTCCAAACTTTTCTGGAGATCGCGCCCGAAAGGGCTCCTCCGTTTTAAGAAGGACCTCGCGCATCAAAAGATTTGCGAGTGCGTAACCCTAAGTACCAGACAGCAGTCTGGCGTCAAGGCGGCTGTACAAGCC